GGGGAACTTTGGTTTGCTCCTGCTGGGTTTAACAGAGGCGGGCTGAGTCAGGGCTCTTCTGGTCTTGTTGTGAGCAATGTCTCAGAGAGACTAACCTCTGATCAGAGAGACAAACTTTATGAAAACAATATTAACCCAATCGCATCTTTCCCGAATGAGGGCATTGTGATTTTCGGGCAGAGAACGCTGGACGCCACGACATCAGCACTTAATCGGATTAATGTCCGAAGGTTGTTGATTTTCCTCAAAAAGGAAGTTTCAAGATTGGCTAATCGCGTGCTGTTTGATCAAAATGTTCAAGCCACTTGGGGACGATTCCAGGCTCTGGTCCGACCGTTGCTGGAAAGCGTTAAGGTTAGGTTTGGCTTGACGGACTATAGACTAGTCCTGGACGAGACCACAACCACTCCTGATTTGATTGATCGGAACATCATGTATGCGAAGATTTTCTTGAAGCCGGCAAGAGCTATTGAGTTCATTGCACTTGACTTCATCATCACCAGGAGTGGCGCTTCTTTTGATGATTAAAAATAAATTTTTGATAGATAGAACTATTTAAAACAAGGAGACGACTTACATGGCAGAATTTTGGGCAAATCCTGGTACCGAACCAAAAAGAATATACCGATGGGTTATGAGAATGAACATCAATAACCCCCTTATGCAGATCGATGAGTGGCTTATTAAGCGCGCATCGCGGCCGAGTTGGTCTTTGACTGAGAGTCAGCATTCTTTTATTAATCATACTTTTTATTATCCAGGTAGAATTAATTACGATGATTTGAATATAACCCTTGTTGATTCAATTTCTCCTAATGCTGCCGTTAACTTGCAGAGTCTTTTGGCTGCCTCTGGATATGTCACGCCCGACAAGTCGGCTGAAGGTGGTCCCGATGGCTACAAGACTGTTTCTAAGGCTGGCTGGGCAGGCGCCGACGGCGCAGGCCTGGGCAACGTTCAAATAGTACAGATGGATCAAGACGGAAACTCATTAGAGACCTGGAATTTCTACAATACATGGATCAAATCGTGTAATTTGGGCGAATTAAACTATGAAAGTGATGATTTGCTTAACATTGACGTTACTTTCAGGTATGATTGGGCTGAGTATGTATCTGGAGAGGCTGTGTCGGCAGCCGTAGACCTCTAAGATCGAAAGAAGGTGACTTTTGTCAAGAAGAAATAATAATGAGCGGCTCGGCGCACCGCACCCTGACGCGCCCACACCCCCTTTAAACAACGAGAACGACCTCTTTTCGTTCGTGAGCCCCACGGAGTTTGTGGACCTCCCCAGTGGCGGCAAGTATTATCCCCCCGATCATCCCCTATGCGACGTCGATACAATTGAAATCCGTCATATGACAGCGAAAGAGGAAGACATTCTAACATCCGAGACCCTTCTAAAAAAGGGAATTGCAATTGATAGACTCGTCCAATCGATCCTAGTGGATAAAACAATCCCCCCGGAGTCCTTCTTGGTAGGGGATAAGAATGCCATATTGGTTGCATCGAGAATCACCGGCTTCGGTCCATTCTATGAAGTAACATTCCCGTGCTCCGCCTGCAATGAAGCAATAGATCATGAAATTGATTTGTCATTGCTGGAACTAAAGGAAACTGACACTTCCGACGCCGAGCTTACCGAGAGTGGCACGTTTATGATAACGTTGCCGGCAACTGGTATTAATATAGAACTTAAATTGTTGACATCTCAAGATGAGAAATCTATTGCAAGACAGTTGGAGTCCAGAAAGTCTATGAAGCAGCCAGAAAACGCAGCCACCCTTATGCTAGGTTCATTAATTGTGTCAGCTAACGGTGTAACTTCTCGCGACCAGATTAACAAGCTGACAGGACTGTTGCCGATCAAGGATTCTAAATATCTTCGTAAGGTTTATGATAAAATTATGCCCGACCTTGACATGAATATTGAATTTCAGTGCAATAATTGCGCGCATGGAGAAAAGGTGGTAATGCCTTTAACGGCAGCGTTTTTTTGGCCTAAACAGTAAGTACCAAGAAGCAGTGTATGAGGAGTTTTTCGCTCTGAAACACTACGGAGGATGGTCCTTCGTTGAAGCATATAATTTACCGATCGCTCTCCGACGCTGGTTCGTCAACCGGCTCGTAGAAGAGTATAAGAAGCAAAATGAAGAAATTGAATCAGCAAGACACAGCTCTTAGCTGCAGCTTTTGTTGTGTGTGACTATTTACTATATCTCTAGAGGATTTGGCAATGATAAAGAAAGAGACAATCAATCTAAACCAAAAAGGTAAAACACTTAATGAGGTTTATTTCTCCCAGTTCGCCGGCAAAGTACAACAAATGCTGTTGGATCTCTATGCCGGCGGTATGAATGTGCCGGTGAGCCTGATAGGAACTTCAAAACAAGTTGAGAGTTTTATGACCGCGTTGTCTAAAGAGAAGCGCTATATGGACTCATACATGCGTCATGGACTGGACAAGGGACCTACCATGGTTTCAAAGTCCCAGCTTGATACTGCAGTTAGTCAATTCGAGTATGAAACAGGTCTCAAGTGGCCGTTTAAAAACTAGGATTAGTTAGATGCCCCCCGAAACAGCAGCCGAAAAACTCATTCGCTTACAACAGGAGCTGGATCTAGCGAAAGACCTCAAGGAAGCCTATGACCGTCTATCGCTTGCAGCTGGAGAGCAGGTCGGCACCGACCAGCGCGCAGCAGAAGTAAAACTACAGTTGATAGAAGCGCAGCGCGCCCACCTCGACCATGCCATGAAGCAGGGACCGGTCACCCAGAACCAGGTAGAAAAATTCGAAAAACTTACGGAAAAGGCAAAAAAACTCACAAAAGAACTTGCCGATTTAGCCAAAGCCGAAGCAGAGCTTGCTGAGAAGACCCAAGCCGCAGTAGGCCAAGCCAAATCCCTCAAAAATAGTCTCCTTGGACTTAGCGGACCCGCTGGTAAAATTGGTGCGGTCGCCAAGGCTGCCGGCGGCGATTTTGGTGCATTCGCAGGAGAAATGTTTAAGGCAGACACCATCACCGGCGCCTTCATGAAGGTCATAGGCACATTTGTCAACAATACTATTGCCCTCGCCAAGGAACAAGACAAAGCAATATCAGCATTCAGGCGCGCCACAGGTGCCACAGCAGAATATAACATTCAAATAACGCAAGCAGAGCGCCGTAACTTCCTATACGGGGTTAGCGCCAGCGATGCTGGAGCAGCAACACAAACTCTGTTCACTAGCTTCTCAAACTTCACCAATCTAACAGAAGGACAAAAAGCAGGACTTATTGATACGACAGCTCTTTTGCAAAAGCTTGGTGTTGACGCATCCACATCAGCCAAGCTGATGGACCAAGCTATGAGAGCTAGCGGCAAGTCTGTCAGCGAGACAAATGATCTAATGCTCGACCTCGCAGGCTCAGCACAGGCACTCGGCGTGAGCATGCAGCAAATGACAAGCGACTTTGCATCAAACTTTGGAGAGCTGGCGAAATATGGTGACAATGCCATGGAGGTCTTCAAGGGTCTTGCGGTCCAAGCAAAGAACTCAGGACTTGAAGTGTCCACTCTGATAAAGATCGCAAGTCAGTTTGATAAGTTTGACTCAGCCGCACAATCAGTCGGCCGCCTTAACGCCATCTTGGGCGGACCATATCTAAACTCGATTGATATGCTCAATGCGTCCGAAGAAGATCGTATTGAAATTCTTTCGCGATCTATTGAGGCGTCAGGGCGCCAGTTTGATGCGCTCGGTCGCTTTGAACAGCAGGCAATTGCCTCAGCCATGGGAACGAGCGTCGAAGAAGCTCAGCGCCTCTTCAATATGTCCGACGAGCAATATCGACTGGACGCAATAAAGCAAGAAGAGATGCAAGAGCTTGTCCGAGAAACTCAGACGATGGGACAGGAGCTTAAATCAATGTTTATGGCTCTAGCAGTGGATTTGCGTCCGCTTGTTGATAATGTTCTAAAGCCTCTGATCGGACATATGTCTTCTATAGCTAAATGGATTGGTGAAGGAACAAACGCTCTTGGACAGTTTGTAAAAGTCGGAATGTTTGCAGCTGGTCTCGCCGCTGTCATCGCAGCCCCATTTACGAGTGGTGCTTCGCTACTAGCATTCGCGGCCATCAGTGGTTTAACTATGGGTGGATTGGCTTCCATGGCACCGGGCTCCGACGAGAGCGGCACAATCACACCGCGCCTTCATGAAGGAGGCATGCATCACGAAAAATCAATACTCAAGAAGGATGAAATGGTACTAACAGGCGGATCCGCAGAAGTACTTAACAAAGAAGGGATTGCAGATATGATCTCCAGCGCCGTAACAGCCGCAATCTCCGCCATGCCGGCGTCCACCCCTCCACCCACTCAGGAGATATCATTGTATGTTGGCCAAGAAAAGATTGATGAGCTAGTTATTAAAGGAATGAACTCGCCTGCAGCAGCAGCCGCTTTCGGACCTTTCACGAACGTGTCGTCGGCTCTTACCTAGGAGATAGATAATGTACGCGCCAACAATAAGAAATGATGACTTCTTTACAATTAAATTTAAACACATTCCCACGAAAGAAAGTACGACATTCGAGGGATGGGTGACCACCTTCGCAGATAACTTTAGTTCCCAATGGAACGAAGTACCAGTATACGGTCGAATGGACCCTTTGTCCACCTTTACGCGCACAAGCCGCAAGATACAACTTGCGTTTGATGTGCCCAGCGACAACGCAGAGGTAGCACAAAAGAACCTTGAGAGGGTCAATAAGCTAATAACGTTCCTATATCCACTTTATGATAAACAAGACGGAACAGGTGGTCAGAGGGTTGGGCACACCCTTAAGGCTGCTCCCCTTATAGAACTTAAGTGGACAAACCTCATTGCAGACTATGTCGACAACTCCGGACTAATCGGATACTTGGATGGAGTTAACTACGCTCCGAAGATCGCAGACGGCGGATTTGGTATAGCTGGCGGCAATTTTATCCCCGCTCCCGCGGACTACGTCAGCGGACTAGACATGAAGCGCCACCAAGAAGAGATGCTCCCCCTAACACAGGCAGCCTTCGTAGCCGACGTGATGTCCCGACAACACGGCACCGAGTATGATATCAGTTACGCGCGCCCGGCTACGGGAACAGTAGGAAGCAACATATATATACCCAAGACACTCTCCATAAGCTTAAGCTTTACAGTTCTTCACAAGCATCTACCTGGATGGGTCCGTGGAACGACGGACAATGAGTATATATTTGCCAATCGACAGGTAAGTAGCGGATTCCCAAATACGCCACCAAAGCCGAAGCTAGCCCACCAACGAATCGTCACTATAACGACGACCAACGAAGACGGCGTGGAAACAGAGACAGAAACAACTTACATCGCCACGTCCCTTGGCACCCAGATCTTGCAGAGTAATAAATAATGGGCAGACGCTATGATAACCGCAAGCTTTTTACCAACGACACCGAGAGGTATGAAAAAGTACTGGACGATAGAGGTGTAAATTCTATTGTTCACTATAATACTGCGCGCATGTCTTATCCGTCTCAAGATGAGATGATGGAGATTACGAAGATAAGGCATGTCTGGACCACCGGAGACCGCTATTATAAACTAGCCCATCAATATTATAGATCTACACAATACTGGTGGGTGATAGCCCAGTTCAACCAGAAGCCAACCGAAGCTGATGTGACAGTCGGAGAGGTCATTTTTATTCCGACCCCGCTAGAGGCTGTCTTGCGCGCATATAAGGGAGGCTAACTCGAGATGCCAGATGCCGATCCCGCACTTCAAGAATATATAACGCCTGCCGTTGAGACAAGTTTTCACGGTCTTATCACAGCATACCTAAAAACATGGTATGCCCAAGCAGCCTATAACAAGTTTACTGGCGAGGGGGACAGCCTCAGCGACCCCTACTATAATACGGTAAAACAGGATATCTACGAAGCCACAATGCAGGACCCCTTGATTCTGGACAGCGCCGGCATAACCACCCTTGCACAGGCAAAAGTTGCACTGGGTCCACACACAAACTACCTCAATAACAGAACAGATTTTCGTGTAATCGGGCTCCTAACCGGCATCGATGTAGAAAACCTCGGACCCCCCTTCTCCCTCAATATACGCGAGGCCGGCTTCGTTGAATGGGCTCAGGGAGAAGATGTGGAAGCCCAATGGGCTCGTGACGATATATTCTATAATACTGGGGTGGGTACGACGTCCCAAGCGAACACCAAATTACACTATTCTTTTTCGCTTGACTCAAATCCGACTGAGGCGACTACCATGGAGTCGAGTAAATTCCAATTCTTTGCTAGCACAACCATACTACAGTATTTAGCTAACAAAGCCTACGCGCATCCACCCGGCGCAGATAACCCCTATAAAGATCTTGCGCTCAAGTTGGCAACAGATACCAAATCAATGATTGATGCGGAGCGCGCCCGAGCAGCCGGCACCATGCTCAGGAAGCCCGGCGAATATCTTCACGTGGAAGCCAGCCTCGGTTTCGTCAGGCATGAAGTCGATGCCGAAGTTTCATGGGGATTCGCGTCCGACAAGATGGCTAAAATCATAAGTGCCATAGATGCAATCAACCCCGGCTCATCACACACCACCGCGCACCCCCTCGGGGGACCAGAGTTACCATTGCAAGATTACACAGATCTTGCTTTCTGGCATCCACTCACCGGTGTCGGCGGACAACAGCCCGATACCGGACGCATTCTAAATGGACACCATCAGATTTTATATGCCAACACACACAATGATCCACAGAAAGCCGCGGTCCGAGACACGCTTCAGGCACTCTCTGGCGAGCACCTATCAGAATATCACACTCTCTTCAACAGAATCATAGAACTTGAAGGTCGAACACCGTCGGAGGAGGAGTTTGAAGCAGGAAAGCAGGTTGAGCTAGCCTCCATCCTCGCCTTCTTTGGAATCGTCACCGACCCCGACCCCCTTCCCGACGCGCCTGAGCTTGCGACGCTCGAAGAAGCCGTCCAGGACCCTGAGGCAGCGAGAGCCCTGCAAGAAGCGCTAGAGCGAGCAACTCGCAATTTGACACCGTTTGACATGCAATGCTATTTAATGGAAAACATAACAGAGATTGTTGCGGCCAAGCGCGCCCCACGGTCGGATCGACCAGGAGTATACGACTACGTAGGTGAGGGGACAGAGTACAACTACATTAACCGACTCACATCTGTAGGCAGTCCATCAATGATCACCAATCTTTTACAACACGGATCCCCGGACGGCAATAAATCAAAAAGGATTAAACAAATACTTAATTTGTGCCCAGAAGTTTATGCCTCCTTGGTTCCATATATAAAGATATATCGAGTTGATTATGATGAGGATGGCTCAGTCACCATCGATCCGGAAACCCAAAAAGCGGCAGAGAAAGAGTTGGTAATTCCAAATTTTATAGATCCAACTGATTTAAGTAGCATCTTGGACTCAAGCCGCGGCCGCGTTCCGGGCGCCGGCATTAAATCATTTTCTTGGAGCCTCGTCGGCGTTCAGCCGGCAGAGGTAGATAACAATATTACAGCTAAATTAGTGATATATTTTCAGAGTATTAATGACTTTTTCCGCGGCGCCTCCCAAGCAGGCAAGGAGGAACCGAATTTTCTTGATCTTTTGATTAACTCCCCAGCAGCTAAGGCGTTGCAAGAGGGCCATCGCCCACCTCCCGATGAAGAAGATGCCGGTGTATGCGGTGATCTAAAGAAGAATTTGCATCGAAGGTATGAGGGGAGAAACTATAGGATTAAGGTTGTTGCTGGTTGGTCCACCCCCAGCAACCTTATAGATTTGATGCCCAAATCCGACCCAGAAGACATTGAACGACTTCAGGAGGCCATCGCCAGCACAAGGGTTTCTCTATTTCTTCAACAGGTTCGCCATTCCTTGGATTTTAAGGATGACGGAGCCTTGGAGATGTCAATTGACTATCAAGCTAGCCTTGCGGGACTCCTTACGTCGCCCCAGGCAGACATATTTGCCGACGACCCTATAGATATTCGAACTCAAGTCCAAGCGCTCGACGCAGGCATTGAAGATTTAGACGACCTCGGCGACACCATCGGAGAATACGACAAGCAAAGGAGGAAAGAACTCCTAGAAAGAAAGCTAGCACTGAACCGCCGCGGCAAAATGCATAAATACAAGAAATTATTGGAGGGACTGTTCAAACCCCAGAAGTACCCCAAAATTCATGCTATTAATATTTCGGGAGCAGAAATGCATATGCCCCACTATCGGGACCTCGACGACGAAGCGCGCGCACGCCGAGCCGAGAGGAGATTAGGAACGCCACTAGAATTTGCAGACACATTCGAGCTATACACAGAATTACTTAACTCAGTCACCGCTGGTGCAGCCGACTCTGAAGTCGACGCCGCGGCACAATATGAGAAATGCGAAGAATCGCGCTACGAAGATTACCGCAAAGACAGCAAAATCAAAACTCTACCATTCTTTTTCTTGGGCGATATTATCGACAATGTAATAGGACAGATGATAAAAAATACTGGCAAGGAGTTGGATTTCGATGTATTTTTATCGGACGTTGAGATAATAGACCCCCTCCAAGCATTCAAGCTGAAGAATCTTGACGACATACTTACCTGTGGTGACATACGCACCGTTGAATTTTTGGACTCACTAAGAAGATCAGACCTTAAAACATTCGGACGCGCCGACGGCGTAGTTAATATTATGAATATAGGGGACATTCCTATATCAACCGATGCATTCCAGCTCTTCTTTAAGAATCGGGTCGTAAAAAAGGATAGGGAAACTTACCACTTTTTATATTTCATTAAGGAACTTTGCGCAGAACTTATTACAAAGGCTCTCAATAAAACGTGTTTCGGACCGGACATATCGTTCCAGCAAAGGTTTGATGTGCGCCCCCATACTTGGGCTCCCCCCGGTGCAGTGTTCGAAGACGGTCATCGCTATGGCGCTTGGGCCTCGGACCTCACCGTTGGACAACTCGCCAAGCAATCTGATATTTTGCCCTCAACCCCTATTGGTCACACACGACAGGCACTTATAGTACTGCCCACTGACTCGCACCCTCGCAATCTTACGGGTGACTACGCCACGGACACCGGGAAAGGAATCTATCATCATTATATCGGAGCATCTTGTGGGCTCCTCAAAACTTTAAAGTTTAACCGTGAAGATCAAGAGTACTTAAGAGAAGCCAAGATACAACGTCAAGGCGCTCTCGGCGCTGAACAGCTTCGGGAATTATATTCTTCAACCCTTGAATTAGTGGGTAACAATCTATATAAGAACGGTATGTACATTTATATTAACCCCACCCTGATGGATGCATCTGAAGTGGAACTTGATTATTTAGGACTTCACGGCTATTATTTGGTCACAGGCGTCCAGTCAAGTGTGACACCCCAAGGATTCACAACGAACCTGACAGCTCTCCACGAAGGAATCGAATTCAATGCACCAGATATCGATCCGGAGTGGTGGAATGTTCCGCCCGAATCTCTCCCCCCCGATATCGACTCTACTTCTGCAGCCGCCCGGTCGCGCGTCCGCCAGCTCGATGTCGACCGGGAAGCCGACGACCCGACGTCCGCAGCTTCACGCTACGAAGCCGAGCGCCGCCTAGAGCGCGCTCGAATATACGGAGATGGGCCCCTAGGACAAATCATGGGCTGGGCGTATGGCGTGGAGCCCGATGAGCACGGCTACGTGGCAGACCGCACCGACATCGCGAACGAGAACGACTAGAGGAAGTAACAACGTATGCCACCTAACACCTTCTCAACACCTCTTGGAAATAACTCCCTTAGCTCCTATGCTTTATATTTTCAGAGATTATATTACAAAAATGAGATTTACCCATCCAGCGTTGTAAAGCCCCTAGATACATGGTATGATAAACAACTATACGGGCTCATCGACAAAACCCAAAATACTATTATTCCACGCCCCGCACAGATGCGCGCTATCGGACCATCTATAGACTCCGGACTCCTCGCCTTCAATTTTGTGGTCGACGCATTCGAAGCGTTGGTTAATCATATGCAAAAAGGCGTCATATCCGGCGCCCTCAGGCGCAATGGAAACATCAAACTGACAGACATGCGTGCGCATGTGGGATACCGCAGCGCCACAGATATCTACAACCGATATCTAGATCAGGTGTATACTGCATTTGTTGAGAACCTGCCATTAAAAGATTATAATGAGATAACTAACCTCCAGACGTTCGCAGATAAGTTCACTGCCTATCTACGAAGACTCTCACTCTCGCTTCCTGTAACTCAGACAAGTTATCAACTATCAGGAATCACCAACACCCTAAGTTCGGGACTCTCGATAGCCATCGACGTAGGACAGGCACAAAACGATACCTATAAATACAACAACTTCATCAACGATCCAAATTTTCAGTTTTATATTAGAGCAGCCAAGAAGTTTGGATTTACGGTCAATAAAAACATGCCATGGATACTCACAGCAGATTTGTTTAGTGACGCGATTATGAAATATCTAGGAAACTACAGAACATCAGATTATACATTTGTAACCAAAGTTAACTTTTTTGATCTATATTATAAACGAACCTATTTGAACGATATGAACTATATTCAAAGGCTTATAACCGGTGGATACAGAGATTTTATTAATAATAGTCCCCTATATGAGACGACGACCACAATCAGCGCCGCGCAGTGCGGAAAGTCCGTGCCCTTCCGCTTCGAAAGTCGCCCCCGCGCCCCCCTACCGGCTGATCCAACCATAATGATAACAGACAAGTTTATGGTAATGCTTTATTTAACACTGAGATCCAATGAGGTTAATAATCCCCTCTCATCGCTTAAAACGATGAAACTTAATGTCGCCAGTGTCTATCAGACACAGCCAGATACCTCCATCACGAAAGCGCAAAACGCTGCCAATTATATCAATATGATATTCCGCGACTACATCTACGATATAGGATATATCTTATTAAATGACACAATTCGCAAAGAAGGGGTTGACAATCAGGCCAGAACTGGTAATATTAGTACAGCTGGAGCAGTCACACAACAGCTATACTAGGAGGAAACTTGCTTTTTCAAGTTCTGGATCACAAGAAAGATTGTGTCGGATATTTTGCCGACAACCAAATACATTCAACAAACATTATACCCCCTGAAGGCGAGAGCTGGGAGCTGTCCGAGCATATGCGGGGGGAGACGTACGAGCTAGCGCGTCTCTACAGCCAAGGAGCGGCTCTTACAGACGTTTGCCCGGAAGATATGAAGGAGGAGTGGGAAAAGATAAAGAAGACGCTTAAATCGTGTCTGAGAGCCTTCCGAACTTCTCGGCTTTCTTTAGAAGAAAACTGTCTTTATGATGTGATCCCCGAGTATTTCCTTTTTGAGTACTTAAACGCCAAAAATAAGATAACCCAACACGTGCTGGACACCTACCCTCGTCCTGCGAACTACGATGCCATGCTGAATCTTAATAAGATGCTCATGGACATCCGGTTGCGCCCCCTGAGAATCGATCTCGGACCAATCAAGCATTTTCTCAGTTCTGTCCGCGGAATGAACTTTCACCGCACGCTGCAAACCGTCAATCACGTGTGCGACTATAACCCATGGGGCACGATCACCGGGCGCCTATCGACTAATCCAAACAGTCTGCCGATTCTCACGATGAACAAGGAGTTCCGCGCGTGTATTAAGCCAAAGAACGACTGGCTCGTGGAGCTAGACTTCAATGCAGCCGAACTGCGGACGCTGCTGGCTCTCGCAGGTGTCGAACAGCCCAAGAATGATATTCACAACTGGAATGTTAAGAACATTTTCGATGGTAAGTTGACCCGAGAAGAAGCCAAGGTGAAAACCTTCGCGTGGTTGTATTCTAGTAAGGAAAACAAGCAGTTAGAGCGCCTTTATAACAAGGATTTGGTGCGGAATAAGTACTGGGATGGCTTAAAAATTACGACAGATTATGGTAGAATAATAGAGAACGTAGACGAGCATCATGCGCTCAACTACATCATTCAAAGTACTACAATCGATATGGTGCACGAACAGGCTTACAA